AGATTCTTCCTTACTTTCAACCAGATTATACAGTGACACTTAATGATAATACAGATATGGGTATAAAAAGAGATGTTCCTATAGTATTAAATTCTGTTAATTATGAAGACACATATGAGGGAGATTTTACCTCCAGAACAACTATTATTTACACTCTTGCATTTACTGCAAAATTTTATCTTTATGGCCCTGTTACTTCTAGTAAGGTTATTAAGACTGTCCAAGCAGATCAATATGCAGATATGCCTGACAAGTCACCAAAAAGACAACAAAGATATACTGTTTCTCCAAACCCAGGCACAGCTGATGCAGATGATGATTTTGGTTTTAATGAATCTAGTTCATTTTTTGAAGATGCTAAAGAATACAATCCAGTAACAGGTAAAGACGAAACCCCAGATACTTCTGGTACAGATTAATAAATTTAATGTCAAGTTTCGTTTACGTTAGTGGTGACTATAAAAATGCTTGGTTAGAGTATGTTTGGAACCTACAAAAATTTGAACATTGGGAAACCTTTGATGATGATTTTAAATCTGAGTTTGATTTTAAGTTTCATGAACAAGTACACTCTTTAAATAAATTTACCCGGCCTCCTAGTTGGTATCTGAATGATAAATTAGGAAAAGATCAGTTCTTATTTAAAACTAGTAGTGACTTCTACCCAGTAGTTGAGTATGAATATACCAACAATCTTCCCTCCTTTAGAGATATTATGTTGGATCGTGCAACAGAGATGCGTGACATGGGTAAAGTTATTGATATTTTTTACTCTGGTGGGATTGATAGCACTGCTATACTTTATGCTCTTTTAGAAGTTTGTCCAAAAGATCAACTAAGATTAATAATGGGTGATGAGTCATCAGTAAATATATATCCAAAAGCAGTAGAAAATTTGTCTTATGAATTTGCAGAGGGTAATATTTTTGGTATGGCAAATATAGACACTAATCTTTTTACTACTGGATGTGAAGCAGACAGGTTATTTGGAGGTACAGGTTATCCACACAGTAGAAATACTAACGAAGAAAAATTTATTCTTGAAACGGAGTATGAATATCATCATAGCCGTTGGTGGGATATAACAAGATATACATTAACTACACAATCATTTCGATTTTTGCAGAATATTGAAGTAAGTTCTTTTGATATAAAAAATTATCAACCATTCTTCCTATCTCCACAAAGAGAAAAGTTTGCAATCAACCAACACTTTGATCGTGATGTAGTTTGGCATAAAAATCACTGGACTAAACCAGAAGATTTCTTGACTACTAAGATTGCTATTAGGGATTTCATTGCAGAATGGGATAAGGATTATGCATATACTATGGTAAAGACTGATATGCCTTTTGATGTACAAAGAGAGATAATTCTACCTTTACCGACAAATTATAATGTGTTGGCTATAACATCAGATGGAATTATTGTTAATAGAAAAAATCTTATGGAGTACATGTCAAGAGATTTTTTGGATATAAATATATAACATGAATGATAAAATAGATAAAGCATTAGGTGTTATTGAGGTAGAATCAGAAACCGTTGGTGAGATTATTAATATGGGAAAAGAAATTGTTGTACCTCATGTAACTCCCGATATAGACATAGAGGCAGATTATGAATATCAAAGAAAACAATTTTACAATTTGGTTGAAAAAGGTTCAGTTGCAATTGATGGAATATTACATATTGCAAAGGAAGGCGAACATCCAAGAGGATATGAGGTTGCTGGAAATCTTATCAAACAAGTCGCAGAAGTTACCGAAAAACTAGGTGATCTTCAAGAGAAGATGAAGAGACTTAAAGAGGTTCCAAACACTGCTCCTAAGAATGTTACTAATGCATTGTTTGTAGGTTCTACTGCTGAATTACAAAAATTAATTAAAGGTAAAACCATTGAGTGAAGGTGTATATCTAGGTAATCCAAATCTTAAAAAGGCTAATGTCCAACAATCTTGGACAAAGGAACAAGTAGAAGAGTTTTCATTATGTATGAAAGACCCTATTTACTTTATTAAGAGTTATATAAAAATTGTCTCTCTAGATGAGGGGCTTGTTCCTTTTGATTTATATGATTTTCAAAAGGAAATGGTAGGCACGTTTCACAATAATCGTTTTACTATATGTAAACTTCCAAGACAGTCTGGTAAATCGACTACTATCATTTCTTACTTACTTCATTATGTTCTGTTTAATGATTCTGTTAATGTTGCAATCCTTGCGAATAAGGCTGCAACTGCAAGAGATTTATTAGGTAGATTACAACTTGCGTATGAACATTTACCAAAATGGTTACAACAGGGAGTAATGTCATGGAACAAAGGGAGTTTAGAACTTGAAAATGGTTCGAAGATTCTTGCGTCTTCTACTTCTGCCAGTGCGGTTCGTGGCGGTTCTTATAATATTATTTTCCTTGATGAGTTTGCTTATGTTCCTAGTAACGTAGCAGAACAGTTCTTTAGTTCTGTTTATCCTACTATATCATCAGGTAAAACTACTAAAGTGATGATTGTTTCTACTCCACATGGTATGAATATGTTCTATAAACTATGGGTAGATGCAGAAGAACAACGAAACGAATATATCCCTATTGAAGTACATTGGAGTGAAATTCCAGGCCGTGATGAAGAGTGGAAGAATCAAACTATTAAGAATACCTCACTACAACAATTCCAAACAGAGTTTGAGTGTGAGTTTCTTGGTTCTATCAATACTCTCATATCTTCACAGAAACTTAAAATATTACCTTATAGAGAACCTAAACAATCAAATGCAGGGTTTGATTTACATATTGCACCACAAGAAGGTCATACCTATGTAATTACTGCTGACGTTGCTAGAGGTACACAAAATGATTATTCTGCATTTATTGTAGTTGACGTATCAGAAATGCCCTATAGGGTAGTTGCAAAATATAGAGACAACGAAATAAAACCCCTTCTATTCCCAGCGAAAATTTATGACGTTGCTCGTGCATATAACCAAGCATTTGTTTTAGTAGAGGTAAATGATATTGGAGAACAGGTTGCCAATACTTTACAGTTTGATTTAGAGTACGATAATTTAATCATGGCTTCCATGCGTGGAAGGTCAGGACAGGTACTTGGAGGAGGTTTCAGTGGGGGTAAAGCTCAATTAGGTGTTAGGACAACCAAAGCAGTTAAGAAAATAGGATGTTCTAATCTTAAACAATTAATAGAAGATGATAAACTTATAGTAGAAGATTTAGATATTATTAGAGAGTTATCTACGTTTATAGTAAAAGGTTCTTCCTATGAAGCTGATGATGGGTGTAATGATGATCTAGTTGCGTGTTTGTTTATATTTGCATGGGTAACAGATCAACAATATTTTAAAGAATTAACAGATAGTGATGTACGTATGACAATGATGCAAGAACAACAAAATGCATTAGAGCAGGATATGGCACCTTTTGGTTTCGTAGTTAATGGATTGGAGGATGAGAATATAGGAAATATGGTAGATGAGTACGGTACAAAGTGGGCTGCGGTAGTAAGAGATTATGGATCAGATTGGTAATATTATATAAATTCTAATAAATCATTATCAACTTTAATCCAACAATTAGTACATAATATGATACTTTCATCAATAAGAGAGAATATTTCTTTTCTACTCTTAGGATTAGTACCAACTCTTTTTGTTATTTTTCTTATCTCTGAATCGTGAGGATAGTATTTTAAACACACAGTTTCGCTTTCACCACAGTGTTTACAAGACTTATCTGCTAAATTTTCATTTAATAGTATGATTCTTTTGCGATAGTTTCTACGAGCCACCTTTTTAATCGTATCTTTATACTTTTCATAATGTGCATTTACCATATTAATATTTATATGTTATAACACTTATAAAAATTGTTTTTGTAAGTTTCTTTTTTTATAAATATCTGTACAAACAAAATAACCAACTCTTAAAGATAAGGAGTACAATATATGTCTTTTCTAGTTTCTCCTGGCGTTCATGTCAAAGAGATTGATTTAACTAATGTAGTACCATCAGTTGACACCACAATCGGTGCAATTGCAGGCCCATTTGAGAAGGGCGATGTGTCTTCTATAGTTACAATTACCTCTGAAGCTGACCTCCTTAACAATTTTGGTAAACCTAATTCAAGTAATTTTGAGTTTTGGTTTACTGCTTCTAACTTTCTAAAATATAGTAATACTCTCAAGGTAGTTCGTCCAGAATCTGCCATTGTTAATGCTGGTGAATCTAGTGGTGTATTAGTTCGTGATACTGAGCATTATCTCACAGATTTCTTTGCAGAAACAGGTGATGGTCAAAGTACAACAAATGACTGGCTTGCAAGAACTGCTGGTACTTTAGGTAACTCAGTTGGTGTTGAAGTATGTCCTTCTGCACAAGCATATGAGCAAGACTTGGGTTCAAACAACCTAGTAAACGGTGCTGGAGCTATTGGTGATAAAACGATTACAGTCGATGATGCTGATGAAGCAGGGTTTGCTTTTCAAGTTGGTGACATGATTAAGTTTCATGAAGCTTTTAGTGTCACAAAAGTCGTTGCTGGTGCTGTTACAAGTTCTATTAATCTTACAGTTGACGGTGGTTCAGGTACGGTTGCAGTAGGTCATCGTGTTATCGGTGCTGGTATTACTGAGATAGTTAAAGTTAAAACAGTTACTTCAGCAACAGTTTTTGTTTTAGACAAAGCTATTACTGTTGCAGACAATGTTGTTTTAGCATTTTCAGATTACGCTTCTATAGAAGCTGGTGATACTCAATACGAAGTTACTAGTATTTCTGGTGAAATATTAAGTATTCGTTTAAAAGATGATCCTGATTCAGGCGGATTGCAGACTATTATTCCAGATGATGCTTTAATCACAAGACGATGGAGATTTGCAGACTTATTTGATTCTGCTCCTGGCCAATCTGATTACAACAAAGTAAATGGTCGTGGAACTGGTGATGAATTACACATTGCAATATTTGATACAACTGGACTTATTACTGGATCTGATGTAGATGTTGCGGGTCAAAGAAGTAATGCTGTTATAGAGATTTACTCTAACCTATCAAAAAATTCATCTGCTAAATCTCCTCAAGGAGATAGTATTTATTACCCGACAGTTATATACAATCAATCCAGTTTTGTTTATTGGGGTGATCATATTGCTGCTGGTACTAACTGGGGAACAGATACGACATCTGCTTACACATCAGTAGTTCCTATTACCACTGTTTCTTTAACAGGTGGAACGGATGATTATGCTGTTACTGCTGGTGAATTAGAACTTGCTTATGATAAGTTTGCTGACGCTGAAGGAATTGATGTAAATTTAATTCTTGGTGGGCCTAGTTCTGCTGTTACTGATACTGCTGCTGGACAAGATACTCATGTAACAATGATTACTTCTCTTGTAGAAGGTCGTAAGGATTGTGTAGGATTTGTTTCTCCATATCGTGCTGCAACAGTTGGTATTGCAAACACAACCACACAAACAGAGAATGTAATAGAAGCGTTTGAGTTATGCCCATCTTCTTCTTATATGGTGTTTGATAGCGGTTACAAATATATGTACGACAAATATACTGATGTATTTCGTCATGTTCCTTTAAATGGTGATATTGCTGGACTATGTGCAGCAACTGATGGTGTTGCAGACCCTTGGTTCTCTCCAGCTGGTTATAATCGTGGAAATGTTCGTGGTGCAATTAAACTATCTTATAATCCAACTGCTGGAGAAAGAGATCAGTTATATCGCTTTAGAGTTAATCCTGTTGTTAATTTTCCGGGCCAAGGTGTGGTTCTGTTTGGTGATAAGACTGCTCTTACAAAACCAAGTGCATTTGATCGTATTAATGTTCGTAGGTTGTTCTTGGTTCTTGAAAAAGCAATTGCAACCGCAGCTAAGTTTCAACTCTTTGAATTTAACGATGAGTTTACACGGGCTCAGTTTCGTAACTTAGTAGAACCTTTCTTACGAGATGTTCAAGGTCGCCGTGGTATCACAGACTTTAAGGTAGTCGCTGACGGTACAAATAATACTGGTGAAGTTATTGACCGTAACGAGTTTATTGGTGATATTTACATCAAACCAGCT